GCTTGGAGATGTCGTGTCCACGTTCTTGCATCTTCTCGATGGCTTCCAAGAAACATTGGTGGTGGGCGTTTTGTGGAAGATCCCAGTTGAAGTGTTCTTCGACACGATGAAAGAGCTCTTGGGCGAGTGGTTTGCAGGCTTCATCAGGCAGATTCTTGGTGGAATGGGTGAGTCGTTCGAGATTGGTGCGCAGGAGGAGGTGACTTTGATGCCCTCTGGTGACCATAACACGTTGGGGGGCCTTGAATCTGTACACCTTATGAGGCTTGGATTCGAACTGCTCTTCATCGCCGAGTGCGGCGAGCCTGATAACACCTTTGGCATCTTTCCCGGTTTCCAATTGGGTGGAAGTGACAGAAATTTCCTCGCGAGGCGCCACGGCGGGGTAGTACTTGTCAAGCACCAGGCAGGCGGTGCCGACCTCGGATTTGCAGAAGGAGTAGGGCGTGACTTTTGGTGCGGTTTCCTCCATGGTGACTCCTTTAGACATCGGGGCAGCGTCGACCGCTTGAAGATCCACGTTAGACTGATCGGCAGAAATATTGAGCGGGCTCTTGTCATTGATGAAGGTGGTCAGGTCGCCGTTCGGGGAGGAATCCCGGATGAAGAGGTTGGTGGTATGGCGTGTGAGCCCGACGATCAAATGGTTAGGACTTTTACGAATCAGTTCCTCTTCAGCGTGGGTGCCGGAATAGTGGAGGATGACACTCGAAAAGGTTTGACCCTGGCATTCGTGGACGGTGAAGGCATTCCGACCAGTGAACTGCTCGATTTGACTTTTGCAGAGCTGGGTGAAGCAGACGTTAACAGCCTGGTCGTTCTTAAAGTTGGCGTTAACGTGGGTGATGGATGCATTGCGCTTGGAATCCGAGGAGATGCCAGGATAGGCCGCACGGATGATTGGCAGGGCCGCAATGTCTTGAGGGCACCTCTTGGTCACAGTGATGTGATGGCGAGGAATTGCCGGAAGAAGAGCTTCCAGCATAGTGACGCCGCGCCAGAGACCGGAGAAGTCGACGTGTTGGATCTGTTTCGGGTCCCCGACGATGAGCACCTGATGTTCGGCGGCGATGAAATTGATGTAGGCGATCGGGAGGGTGAAGGCTTCCTCGATGATAACCAAGGCCCACTTCTGCTTCTTAAGTGCGCGGAGTCCGGTGTGGATGGTGGATGCTTGGGAGGGCGCATTGAGTTCCTTCTCGTACTTGTCGGCGAGAGCACGGGTAGGGCAAAGTACGAGCACCGGGCCGGATGGGATGGTGGCCGGTATAATTTCATTGATGATTGTGCCGGTCTTTGCCCCTCCAGGGACGCCGGTCAATGCGAACATGTTCTCGAGATGGAGCCGCGAAGGTTTGCGGAGAACAAGTTCGTCGTGGGCACTCTTGAGGGCGATTTTGAGAGGTTTAGCTTCAGCCTTCTCGGAACCCTGGAGGCATTCACGCACCAAGATGTCATGTTGTTCTTCGGCGAGATAGACAGGACCAATGCCCGGATCCACGTTAACGGGCTTATTGAACTTGAGGGCCCAGTCAGGAGTGATGCGGCCGAGTGGCGTTTCAGGGGCAGGTTGGTGTTCTTGGGCTTGAATGATCTCGCTCAGGGTCTGCTCAGCCTCAGGGAGGGTCTCGATGTTGTATGAGAAGAAGACCTCCTCGTTGAACCCGCACTCCTTAAATGTATCGTGACGGTGGTAATCCTCGAAAAAGGAAAGAGTACACCGATGAAAAAGATTAGATGTGGACTGAGCTGCCTTAACATCTTTCGCGTGGTGATGGAGGATGTTGAAGGTCTGGCAGATCCAACCGTAGATCTCTCCGAAGAGACTGCGCTCAGCTCCGATCTTGTCCATGTGGGAGAAGGCGGCGTCGATGATATGAGCATCGAAGCGACGTTGGTACGCGGAGAGGATATAAACCGACACGCAGATGTCGGAGAATTCTGACGAGGTGCAGTGCCATCTTTGTTCGACGGTGCGTGAACCGAGGCGAATCTCCGAAACAAGGGTGCGGGCGTAGGCCTTCACGACGTCCAAGCTGAAACCCTTCTCAGCGCGGGCGTTGATGAAATCGAGGAGCTTACGCACTTTGGCGCCATCAGTGATGATATAGTTGGAATGGTCCTGCGGATCGAAAT